CGCATGGAGGCCCGGTGACGATGGGCGACTTTGACGATCTGCTCGGCCCGGAACCTGAACTTGAACACGACGAGCCGCCAGAACCGGAAATGCCGGCCGCGCCGCCCCGGCGCCGTCGCGGTCGTCCCCGGAAGGGAGAGGCGCGGCCAGCGCCCGCGAAAGAGGAAAGAAAGGCCGAGGGCCAGACGAGCGGCGAGGTAGTCCAAGCCCTCCACCGGCCTGTGTCCATCACATTCCTGTCGCAGGCGATGGACATGGACCGCAAGAACGTGACCAAGAAGCTGTCCGCGCTCACCCCGATAAGTTACCACCGGGGGAACGTCCCCTTGTACGACTTCCGCCAGGCGATGCAGTACCTTGTCGCCCCCAAGGTCGATGTCGCGGCCTATGTTCGGAAGATGGGAGTTGGCGATCTCCCGGCGGCGCTTCAAAAGGACGTTTGGGACGCCCGGCTCAAGGAGCAGAAGTGGCGGCAGAACGCGGGCGAACTCTGGCCCACCGATGCGGTTCTTGATGTCTTGGGCGAGGCGTTCAAGAGGCTCAAGACCACGGCCCAACTCTGGATCGACCAGATCGCGGAGAGCCAGGCGTTGCCCGCCGAGGTCAGGCAGGAGTTGACCGAGCGCGTGGATGCGTTGCAAGCCGATCTGCATCGCGCGCTGGTGGAAATGCCGCGCGAGAGGGCGACGGAGAGCCAGTTGGCCGAGATTGACCCGGACGAGGGGGTGGTCTGATGGCTCGGTTCGCCACCCTGGAGGAGATGGTCGTCCAGACGGCGGAAGCGGTGCGTCCCCCGGAGCGCCTGACCGTGGCAGAGGCGGCCGAGAAATACCGATACGTCAACAACCCGGGAAGCTATGTAGGCCCGTACAGGAACGACCTGACGCCGTATCTGATCGAGCCGCAGGAGGTTCTGACCTCGCTCGATTTCACCGGCATGATCTTTGTCGGCCCCGCGCAATCCGGCAAGTCGGATATGTCGATCAACTGGCTTAATTACAGCGCCGTGTGCGATCCCGCCGACTTGATGCACATCGACAAGTCGCAGGCGTCAGCCCGAGATTGGCACCAGCGCCGGATCGAGAAGCTGTTCCGCGACAACAAGCCGATCCGGGATCGGCTGATGCCGGGGAAACACAATCACTCGACCTACTCGACCAAATTCACGTCGGGGATGCTCTATAACCTGTCGTGGCCAACTGTGAACGAACTCTCCGGTAAGCCTGTCGGGCGGCTCTGGCTGGCGGACTATGACCGGATGGACGAGGATGTCGGCGGCGAAGGGTCGCCCTACGACCTCGCGGCGCAGCGGATGAAAACCTTCGGCCGGTTCGGCATGTGTGCCGCGGAGTCCTCCCCGTCGCGCATAATCGAGAACAGCCGGTGGATCGCGGAAACCCCTCACCAGGCCCCGCCGACTTCCGGCATCCTGGCGCTCTACAACCGGGGGGACCGCCGCAGGTGGTACTGGCCGTGCCTGAACTGCGGCACGCCATTCGAGCCGGATTTCAGCCTGTTCCGGTGGCCGGATTCCGCGGACCTTCTGGAGGCGGCGGAACAGGTCGTCATGGAATGCCCGCATTGCTCGCACCAGTACCGGGACCAGTACCACGAGCCCACCGGGACGCCTGGCAAGAGGGCCATGAACCAGCGCGGGTTCTGGTTGAAAGACAATCAGCGGATGGACCCCGAGACCGGCGAGATTGTCGGGGAGCCGGTTCGGGCTCGCATCGCGTCCTTCTGGCTGAAAGGCCCGGCTGCGGCCTTCGCGGACTGGACCGATATGGTTCACAAGTACCTCAAGGCGGTTGCCGAGATGGAGGCCACCGGATCGGAGGAGGCACTAAAGACGACGGTGAACACCGACCAGGGCTTGCCGTACCTCCCGACCAGCATCGAGTCCGAGCGCCTGCCGGAAGAACTGAAAGCCCGGTCGAGGGACAGCCTCGGGGAGCGCGTCGTGCCGCAAGGCGTCCGGTTCCTTATCGCAACGGTGGACGTGCAGAAAACCCGGTTCGAGGTCCAGGTTCACGGCATCTACCCCCACGGCGACGTGGTTGTGATCGACCGCTTCAAGATTCGGAAATCCGAGCGGCTGGACGAGGACGGCGACCCTTACCCGCTCCAACCGTTCAACTACGTCGAGGACTGGCATCTCCTGAACGAGCGCGTTGTCGAAGCGGTCTATGACCTACAGGACGACCCGCAGAAGCGGCACATGCGAGTCCGAATGGTCGCCATCGACACGGGCGGCGGCGAGAGGGCGACCGCGAACGCCTACGAGTATTGGCGCCAGCTACGCGCGGACGGGCGGAACCTGCACCGCCGCGTCCAGCTACTCAAAGGCGGCAGTTCGGACAAAGCCCCCCTGGTTCGGATCGACTACCCGAACGCGGAGCGGAAGGACCGACGGGCGAGCGCGCGCGGCGAAGTGCCCGTCCTGATGATTAACACAAACGCCTTGAAGGACATGGTGAATAACATGCTCGGTCGGACAGAGCCGGGCGGCGGGATGATCATGTTCCCCGAATGGCTCCCCGACTGGTGGTACACGGAACTGTGCGCCGAGACCCGAACCGCGAAGGGGTGGGTGAACCCCGGCAAGAGCCGAAACGAGGCGTGGGACCTGCTCTGCTACTGCGTCGCGTTGTGCCACTCCAGCCGCATCCGCCTGCCGCACATAAACTGGTCGGAACCCCCGGCATGGGCCGCGGAATGGGACGACAACGACCTCGTGGGGTCGGAAAACAACTTTCGGTTTGAATATCAACCAAAAAGTGATACCAACTTAAGAACGCTGGCTGAAAAATTGGGCTGACGGAGGAAAGCGTGACAGATCAGGAGCGGCTGGACGACGCCCGAGAGCAGTACCACCTGCTCGTCACGGGGCAGCAGGCGAAGGTCTACGTTGACCAGAACGGCGAGCGCGTCGAGTACACGACCGCCAACCGGAGCGCCCTGTTGGCCTATATTCAACGGCTGGAACAGGCCGTCGCCGGAAGCAATCGGCCCTCCGGCCCGATGCGGGTTCTGTTCTGATGGCTGCGCTCGATCAGGAAATCCTGGAAATGCTCGGACCAGAACCGGGGGCCGAAACCGGCTTGCCGGAGGATACTGCTCTGGTCGGCGGCGCGTTCGAGGCGGCCGACCGGCGCCAGAGGGCGCTGGCGCTCTGGCACCCGCCCCTCCAGTCCGCAGACATGGACATCGTGCCGGAGAAACCTGACCTCGACGCCAAGACGCGCGATGTTCTTCGGAATGACGCCTATGTCCGGGGCGGGGCCACGATCCACAAGGACAACATCGTGGGCGCGCTGTACGCGCTCAACGCGAAACCGGCCGGGGAGAAGCTGCTCGGCAAGGGCTTCGATGACGAATGGTCGGAGGAGTTCCAGGAAGAAGTCGAGGAGCGGTTCACCCTTTGGGCCGAGAGCCCCGACTGTTGGGTTGATGCCGCGCGGCGGAACAACCTGACAGAGATGGTCCGGCTCGCGGTCGGCGTCCACACGGCATCCGGCGAGGTCCTGGCTACCGTCGAATGGCTGCGGGACTTCGGGCGGCCATTCGGGACGACGATACAGATGATCGACATCGACCGGCTTTCGACTCCCCCGGATCGAGCGAACGACCGCAAGTGCGTCGCGGGCATCGAGAGGAACAAGTACGGTGCCCCGACCCACTACAACATTCGCGTCGGGCACCCCGCAGACTGGACGAGTTACAGCAATTTCCGGTGGAAGCGGGTCCCGGCCCGCAAGCCGTGGGGTCGCGCGCAAGTCCTGCACATCTTCGAGCAGCAGCGCCCGGACCAGACGCGCGGCGTGGCCGAGATGGTCAGCGCCCTAAAGGAGATCAAGATCACGAAGCAGTTCCGCGACGTGACCCTCCAGAACGCGGTCGTCAATGCGACATACGCGGCGGCGATCGAGAGCGATCTCCCGAGCGCGGAGGCGTTTGCGACAATCGGCGGCGTCGAGCCCGAAAACATCGCCGGCGCGCAGCAGCGGTGGTTGGAGTCCTACCTCGGCCAAGTGGCGGACTACTCGGGCGGGGCCAAGAACCTGCACCTGGACGGAGTGAAAATCCCCCACCTGTTCCCTGGCACGAAGCTGAACCTGCTCCCCGCCGGCAAGGGCGGCCCGCTCGGCCAGGAGTTCGAGAAGTCGCTCCTGCGGTATGTGGCTGCGGCTCTCGGCGTAAGCTACGAGCAGTTGGCCCGCGATTACAGTTCGACAAACTACTCCTCGGCCCGGGCGGCGATGGCCGAGACGTGGAAGCGCATGGGCGCGATAAAGCGTCAGGTGGCCGACCGCTTCGCCACGGCGGTTTATCGGCTGTGGCTGGAGGAGGCGATCAACAAGGGGACGATCCAGTCGCTTCCGGCCGCCGCCAGGAACCCCGGGTGGCTGTACGCCGACCAGCATCTCGACATGCTGTCGCGCTGCACATGGATCGGCGCTTCGCGCGGGCAGATTGACGAGTTGAAGGAGACGCAGGCCGCAGTTCTGCGCCTTCGCTACAACCTCTCGACCGAGGAGGACGAGATCGCGCGTCTCGGGAAGGATTGGCGGCACGTCAAGCGTCAGCGCAAGCGCGAGGCCGACATGGACCGGGAACTCGGCCTGTCACAGCCAGAGAGCGACAACATGATGAACGCGGCGTCGGGAGATGTCCGCGAAGCTGCGGGAGTTGAAGATGATTAAGTTGCCTTCGTCCGGCGGGACCCTCCTGCTCGCCCCGGACCATCGGGAGTGGGCCGAAGCGAGTCTCTCGGCCCTCTCGGCCTTCGATTTCGGGAAGGACGCCCCTGCGCCGGGCGAGGTCGCCGCGCGTGAGCCGGACGAAAATTTCTGGAGCGAGTACGCGAATACCTGGATGGAACGATACCGTCCCTATAACGTGCGGGACGGCGTTCTGCACATCCCCGTGAAGGGCCTCCTGATGAAAGGGTTGCCTTTCGCCCTCGGCGGGTTCGCCACCGGGTACGAGTACATCGAACAGGCCGTCCTGCGCGGCGCGGCGGACCCGGAAGTTGTCGAGATGGTCCTTGATGTGAACTCACCCGGCGGGTTCACGCCGGGATGTTTCGATTGCGCGGACCTCGTGTATGAAACCCGGGGATCGAAGCCGATCCGGGCCTTCGCCAACGAGTTTGCCTTCTCGGCGGCCTACGCCATAGCGTCCGCCGCCGACACGGTGAACGTGGCGCGCACGGGCGGCGTAGGCAGCATCGGCGTCCTCGCCACTCATGTTGAGGAATCCAAGGCCCTTGAGGACCGAGGTATCAAGGTGACTCTGGTGTACGCCGGCGAGCGCAAGGCGGACGGGCACCCGGCCATCCCGCTCTCGGAGGATGCCAAGCGCGAGATTGAGGAGCGCGTCGCCCACATCTACGGAATTTTTGTGTCCACCGTGGCACGAAACAGGGGACTCGATGAACAGGCGGTCAGGGGCACCGAAGCCGCTTCGTTCCTGGCCCCGAAAGCGGTCGAGATCGGCCTGGCGGATGCCGTCGGGCCTCTCGATGAATCGTCGGCCCAAGCCGATCCCACTACCACCAACGACGACGACGACGAGGAAGAAGAAATGACTCAGAAGAACGTGAAGGCGGGAACCGCCAGCGCGCCCTCGGGGGACACCGTGGACACGGCGGCGCACGAAGCCGCCGTTCAGGCAGCGCGTCAAGAGGGCATCGAGTCCGGCAAAGCCGAGGGGGCGACCCAAGAGCGCGCCCGTGTTTCGGCCATCCTGGACTGCGAGGAGGCCAAGGCTCGCCCGGCCGCTGCCCGGCAGGTTGCGCTGCACACCGATCTCGACACCGAGGCGGCTGCGAAATTCCTCGCAGGGCTCCCCGAGGAGACCCCCGCGACCACCGGGAAAGCCGCTGCCAACGGGTTTGAGCAGGCGATGGAGAACTCCGGCAACCCCAATGTGGGCGCTGACGCCGGGGGCGACACCGCCGCCAATTTTGCCGACTCGATCTTCGGGTCCGTCGGCATGGCCCCCGCGGAGAAGTAACCGGCGAAAGCCACACACGAACCCGCCCTTAGTCAGGGCGCAACAGGAGACAGAAACATGCCTATCACTCCTACCAACGGCGATCTGACGGCAGGCATTGCCGGGCAGTACAGCGAAACCATCAACCCGGCACCCGACGCCCTGCTCTCGGGGGACACGCCCGCCGTGTTCACGACCGAACATGACGTGAAGGCCGGGGAGGACATCGAGGCGCTGACGGTGGTCGGTCTCGACAGCAACGGAGAGATCGTCCCGGCGGAACACGGCGTCACCCAGGCAATCGGCGTCCTGGTGTACGCGGTGGACGCTTCGAGCGGTTCGGAGCGCGGCCAAGTGTACCGTGCCGGGTGTTTCAACCCCGACGCGCTTGTCTGGCCGGCCAGGTACGACGACGACGCCAAGAAGAAAGATGCGTTCGCTGGTGCGCCCACCCCGACGCAGATCATCATCCGGGAAATTGCGACGCTGGCGGTCTGACCGCAGCGGCGAGATAGCCCCTTAAAAGAGGTAAGAGACATGCCCCTCGACATCTTCACCCCCATGCAACTCTACCAGGTCATGTTCGACCCGCGCCAAACGGTTCGGGCATCTGTCTGGCTGGAGCGGTTCTACCCCCGGTCCTTCTTCTCCGAGCAGGAGGAGATCATGTTCGACCAGATTGAAGCCTCGCGCGAGATCGCGCCCTTCATGTTGCCGAACGTACCGGGTCGGCCGATCTACCGCCCGGAAGGCGAGCGGATCAAGACCTTCAAGCCCGCGTACACCAAGCCGAAGGACGCCGTTCGTCCGTCGCAGGCCCTTAGCCTGCAACCGGGCGAACTGACCCGGCGCCAGGCGCTCCAGTCGCCGCAGGCCCGGTTCAACCAACGCGTCATCGACATCACGCGGTTCCACCGCGATGCGATCACGCGGCTGTGGGAGTACATGGCGGCCCGCGCGCTGATCGACGGACAGATCACGGTCGTTTACCAGGATCACCCGCCTGTCGTGATCGACTTCGGCCGCGATCCGAACCACACCATCGTCAAGGGTTCGGGCTCGCAGTGGGGCGACACTGGCGTCTCTGCCTGGGACGACGTGGAGGCGTGGTGCAACCTCGCCGGTAACGCCGAGTTCGGCGGCGCCGTGACGGACGTTATGATGGGGTCCAAGGCGTACACGGCCTTCATGGCGGACGACGACGTGAAGAAGCGGCTCGACCGCGACGTGAAGGGAGCGGACACCGTGCAGCTTCGCCGCGACTTCATCCTGGACGACCCGCTGAACCCGTTCACGCTCGTCGGGATGGTCGGCACCATCCGGCTCTGGAAAGTGTCGGGCGTCGGCAACACCTTCAAGTCCGGCGGGCAGACCGTGGACATCATCAAGCCCAACGAGGTTTTCCTTGGTTCGGCTGCGGTTGACGGCGTGAAGGCGTTTGGCGCGATCCTCGATGTGAACTCGCTCCAGCCCGCGGACATCTACCCGAAGATGTGGGATCAGGAGGACCCCTCGGCGCGGTTCATCATGAGTCAGTCGGCTCCGCTGATGATCCCCGTCAACCCGAACGCGACGGTCAAAGCGACGCCGGTTGACCCGTAATCCGGGCCGCGCCGCCGCAAACACGTTGCCCCGGCAGGTTTTGCCAGGGCAACCATCCACCGAAAGTTGAAAAGAGGAGCGAGAGATGAAACTCCAAGCCATCCACACCATCGTTCGCCGCGCCGGAAAGGCCGAGACGGTTCACAGCCCGAAGGACCCCGACGGCGGCATCTTTGAGTGCCCGGCGGACGAGGCCAAACGCTACATCGAGATCGGCGCGGCGCGCGAGATCAGCGACGAATCCGATGCGCCCAAGAAGAAGGCCGCGCCCAAGAAGAAGGCCGCGCCCAAGAAGAAGGCCGCGCCCAAGAAGAAGGCCGCGCCGAAGCCCGACGAGGGCGATAATGCCGCAGAGAACGACGACGCATCGGGCGGTGCCGCCGAGGACGGCGACGACGAGGATACCCTTCTCGACTGATGGCAGGTATCAGCGATCTCCGGCGCAAATCGCGCACCCGCCTCCACCAGGCGCTTTCAGTCCCCGCGGTCTACATCGCGCCCGGGGGCCAGGAGACCCCGTGCCGGGTTCGAGTGTTCGACAACACGAGGACCTTCGGGGACATGGTGGGGTTCGACTACGCTCCCGCCGAGCGGTACGTCGAAGTGCCGGAGATCGTCTCTTGGGTCGCGGAAGTGACCCCTGCCCGGGGAGGGGTGTTCAGCCTCGCCCCGGGGCACGCTTACACGGTCGAGACCGTCCAACCGGCCGACGGTTTGACCCGGAAGGTGCAGTGCACCAGGCAGACGGATTCCGAGGCCGCAGGTCTGCCGGTCCCTGCGGAGGACTCGTGAGATGGCGACCGGCCGGTTTACAGACGGCGGGAAGAACTTCGTCGTTGCGATCGAGGGCCTGGACGACATCGACTTCGACACCGCGCCCGCGAAGGTTCGGAAGCTGGCGGCCCGGGCGGTGAACTGGACCGCAAGGCGCTACCGTACTGTTTCCGCGCGCGAGATGCGCGACCAGATCGCATTCCCCGCCCGATACCTTACTGGGGCGCAGGCCGGGAGGCTTCGGGTGTCCCGGTTCGCGTCCGAGGCGTCGCTGGAGGCGGCGATCACCGGACGCGACCGCCCGACGAGCCTCGCCCGGTTCGTGAAAGGCGCCCGGACCCCGCAGCGGAAGTCGCCCACCGTCGAAGTCGGCACGGGGCATCGGGTGAAGATGAATCGGGCGTTTCTCGTGAGCCTCCGCAACGCGAACATCGGTCTCGCGGTCAGGCTGCGCGAAGGGGAGCGCGTCGAGAACAAGAAGGTCATGGTCCGAATGAGCGGCAACCTGTACCTGCTATACGGGCCGTCGGTGGACCAGGTTTTCCGCTCGGTCTCCGAGGACGTGAGCGAGGACGCCGCCGCCGATCTGGAAAACGAGTTTCTTAGGCTTGTGGAGGCGCTACTGTAATGGACCCCTTTCCCCTGACAGTCTTGAAGGCCCTGACGGACGCGCTAGGAGAGATCGCCATAGCCGACGGCTACCAGCACGATCTGGCCGGCAAGGTGTTCCGGGGGCGCCTTATGTTCGGGAGCGACGATCCGCTGCCGATGGTGGCGATCAACGAACCGCCCAAGGCGCCGGAAAACCTCGAACCGCCGCCCTCGACCGCCGAGCGCGTGGTGAACCACGAACTGCTTTTGCAGGGCTTCGCGGAGGACGACCGGCAGAACCCCACGGACCCGGCCTATCGGCTTCTCGCTGACGTTCAGCGCCGGTTGGCGATCGAGCGCACGCGCGCCGAAGGGTACGACATTCTCGGCCTGGGGCCGAGGATCACGAATCTCGGCATAGGAAAGGGCGTGGTTCGACCGCCGGAGACGACGGTCTCGGACACCGCCTTTTTCTGGCTCCCGGTCACAATAAGCTACGCGGAGGACCTGAAAAATCCGTTTGCTTGACCGGAATATCACCCGTATGGTGAAACTTAACCTGGAAGTGGAGACAAGCCATGCCTAACAACTATGTCCTGGGTCGCGGGAAGCTGTACTTTGACCGCTTTCTGCCCAACACCGAGATCAACACCGGAGAACGGTATCTCGGCAACACCCCCGAGTTCAGCCTGTCGGTTGAGACCGAGGAGGTCCAACACTACTCGTCGGAAGAAGGGCTCAAGATCAAGGACGAGTCGGTCACGTTGCAGGTGGACTACTCGGGCACGTTCACGACCGACAACATCGACTTGGACAACATCGCCGCGTTCTTCTTCGGCTCCAAGACCGCGCAGACGGAATCGGCAGCAACGGGTTCCGAGGACACCCTGGAGGGGGTTCAGCAGGGCCGGTATTACCAGCTTGGCATGTCCGGCGCGAACCCGGTCGGGCTGCGGCAAGTCACCGTCACCGATGTTGAGGACGCCGGCGGCGGCGGATCGACCTACACTCCGGGCACCGACTACACGGTCGAGCCGGACCTCGGGCGCATCTACATTGTCGAGGGCGGCAACATCGCGGACGGCACCGACATCGACGTTACCTATGATGTCGCGGGCCATACGCACGACCTCGTGGTGTCCGGCTCCGACCTGATCTACGGCGCGCTCCGGTTCATTTCGTTCAACGGCGTGGGCCGCCAAACGGACTTCTACATGCCGAAGGTCGCCCTGCGCCCCAACGGCGAGTTCGCGCTGAAAGGCGATGACTGGCAGCAGTTCGGCTTCAACGTCGAAATCCTCAAGAAGGGATCGCTGCAAAACATCTACGCCGACGGCCGGCCGTACAACATCACCTAACCAGGGGACGGAGGAGCGGATGGGTTTCGGAACCTTTACCCCCAAGACCGAGACGGTCGAGTTCCCGGGCGGCAAATTCGCCGTCCGGGGGCTTTCGCTGGAGGACTTCACGGTCCTCCTTCGCAAGTACCACGAACCGGCCAAAGCCCTGTTTGATCGCTACGCGAACGAGGCGGCGATCGAGGCGGTCGATGCCGCCACGAACGGAACCCCCGTGGGGCTGTCGAACGTGAAGGATGTCATCCTGGAGGCGCTTGAGGTCGCCCCCGGCATGATCGCGGACGTTATCGCCCGGGCGGCCGACGAAACGGAGCGCCCGGAAATTGCGCGCCTGCTCCCGCTCGGCGTGCAACTGGACGCAGTTCAGAAGATTGTCGCCCTCACCCTAGAGGCCGAGGGCGGCGTGGAAAAGCTGACGGAGAGCGTGATGAAACTCGCGGGCACGCTGGCCGACATGAACGCGGCGCGCTCTCCCTAGACTCCTGGGTCGAGGGCCTTCGGAGGCAGGTCTCGCTTCTGATGGCCCACGGCCACCCCGAGGCCCGGCACTATCCCGTGCCGATGTTGTCGAGAGAGGCAAAGATCGTGACGGCCCGCGTCAACCGAGACCATGCGACGCAAGCGACGATGACACGGCTCGCAATTGCGTCGGTCCTGTCGAAGAAGGCGTCGGCGCAGTTCGAGAAGCAGGTCAAGAGACTCAGCGAGGGTTAAGGCGATGGCCGACCGCACCGTCAACCTGATAATCCGGGCACGCGAGGACGCCGAAAAAGCGTTCAAATCGGTCAATGACTCTCTGGCCCGGCTGGTTGAGGCGCAGAAGAAGGCCGCCTCCGAGTCCGACAAGGCGTCCGCCAGCCTTGACGGCATGGAGAGCCAGGCGGGGGCGCTGGCGACGGCCCTCGTAAAAAGCGCCAAGGCGGCCGGGCAGACGGCAGCGGACGCCTACAAGCGCATCGAGCAGCGCGTGGAGCAGGCCGGCAACGCCTACCGCAAGCAGGAACGCGATCTGGCCGAGGTCAGGGCGCAGTACGCGGCCCTCAAAGCCCAATTGCAGGCTGCGGGAGCGGCGCTCGAAAAGTTCCGCGTCCAGAACGAAGCCGCCCTGGACGACCGTTTCGCCACGAAGATCAAGGCCGCCGAGAAGGCGGAAGCCGATCTCAAGCGCGCCCTCGATCGCACCGGGGCGTCCATCGAGAAACGCGAGGCTGCGCTGCAACAGGCCGCCTCCGAGTACAACCGGCTCGGCGCCGCCGCGAACGCCGCCGAGTCCGCGCTCCGGGAGATCGAGCAAAGGCAGAAATCCGCGAACCTGGCCCCGTCTATCAGCCAACAGCGGCAACTGGCGCAGGCGGTCCGAGAGGCCGCCGCCGCAGGC